GGCAGAGCCATGCCCGGCAATATCCTTGATATTTTCCACCAGGATGCATTCTCCGCAATCACCCTGACGGACGCAGTACAACGTAATCCGTACCAACCGGTCGGCCTGGGTGAGATCGATATTTTCGATCCGAACCCGATCCGCACCAAAGCACTCGCCGTTGAAGAGCGAACCGGTAAGTTGGTGTTGATCCCGTTCAGCGAACGCGGCGCCGAAGGCACTCAGCGCACCACTGAAAAACGCAAGATCCGCTATTTTGATGTGCCGCGGCTGATGCACGACGACACGATCTACGCCGAAGAAATTCAAGGCGTGCGTGAGTTCGGTGAAGAGTCTGTTTTGATGCAGATCGAAACCGAAGTCGCCCGCCGCCTGTCGGGCCCCACTGGCTTGCTGGCCTCGGTGGAATACACCAAGGAATACATGCGCCTGGCCGCAGTGCAAGGCCTCTGCCTGAATCCGGCCGATGGTTCTGTGGCATACAACTGGTTCGACGAATTTCAGATTACCCAGGCGCCTGAAGTCGGTTTCAATTTAGCTGCTGGCACGCCTAATTCTCTGCGCCCGATCTGCAACGGTATCGTTCGGAGCATGGCGCGCAAGGCCCAAGGCGCCTTTACGCCGACCACCCGCGTCTATGCGCTATGCGGTGACTCGTTCTATGACTTGCTCACCAATCATCCGGATGTGATCCGTACTTTTGTGAACTGGTCTGATGCCAAGGCGTTGCGCGACAACAGCCAAGGCGCGGCTTTTGATGCCTTCGATTTCGCCGGCATCACCTGGGTCAACTATCGCGGTTCTGACGATAACGCCACCATCAAGATCGCTGACGACAAGGTCAAGTTCTTCCCGGTAGGCGCGCCTGGCATTTTCCGCGAAGCGATGGCGCCTGGTGAAACCGTTGATTGGGTCAACACCCCGGGTAAGCCGGTCTACGTCCTGCCGATCTTCGATCAGCAGCGCCGCATGTGGTGGAAGATGGAAGTCTATTCCTACCCGCTGATGATCTGCACTCGTCCTGAAGTGTTGTTCTCTGGTCGAGCTGAGTCGTAACCATGTCAATCGACTGGGACGCGCTGGTGCTCGGCCCGGTGCATCGTACGTTCGGGGAACCGGTGACATATCAACCGGTCTCCGGTCCTGCGAACCCTGCGTTGACCGGTGTTTTCGACGAAGGTTATCAGTCCAGGATCGAACTTGAGGACGGGTCGGTTTCCTGGACGACGCAGGCGCCGACATTGGGTATTCGCCTCGCTGAGTGGGGGGGCGCTCCCCAGCAGGGCGAAACGGTGACGATTCCGAGTGTTGGGAAAACCTTCATCGTCGTCGACGCCCGTCCTGACGGTCATGGCGAGATCCGGTTGATTCTGGGGAGCGTGTCATGACGACATCCTCAGATTTGCGCGCAGCGGCTGTTACGGCGCTGACCGGAGCGACCGCAGCGGGCGGCAACGTCTTTTCCCCTCGCACCTGGCCAACATGGAACGGCTCTTACCCCGTTTTGTTCGCAACCACGCCGGATGAATCCGGTGAATCACATGGGCGCACCAGTGCGCCGCACTTTACCGTGACGACGACCCTCAAGGTCGTGGCGCGCGTACAGACCGCAATGAAGCCGCATGACGCAGGCGCAGCCGATGCACTGGTCCAGCTGGAGCTGATACGCGATGAAATCAAGGCCGTGGTCATCAACGCGCCGAACTTGATGCCGCTACTTCAGCAGTTCGCCGCTTTCCGCTGCCACATGGAAGTGACCGAGGAAGGGGGCTTTCACCTGGGCGAGCTGGTAGTTGAAATCGACCTGGAGTTCTACCAGGGACCGGATTGCTTTTATCAAGATCCGGGCATTCCGCTCGCAGCTATTGGCGCCACCGTTGTCCAGCCATCCGGCACTGCCGCACCGACGTTCTCAATTTCTCTCCCCCAATCGTAGGAGGTCCATATGTGGGTTAAGCCCGCTCCTGGTCTCAAGGTTCGCGACCCCGATACCAAGCAGTTACTGCCCGAAACGGGCATCGAAGTGCCGGATGATTCGATCATCTGGAATAAAATACTTAACGATGGCGACGTGGTTAAATTTTCGCCGCCACTGACCACGCAAGGGAGTACTGAATGAGCTCGGTACCCTTTCGCATCATCCCGTCCGCTCTGCGCCTGCCCGGCGCTTTTTTTGAGCTGGACAATTCTCAGGCCAATACCAGTAGTGGTGGCGCTCAGCGCACGCTGATCGTCGGCCAGATGCTGAGTAGCGGTATCGCTACGCCAAATGTCCCGATCATTTCGGGCGGTGTGGGCGATGCGCAGAATCAATTCGGCGCATCCTCCCAGCTGGCCAATATGGTCAGTATGTACCGTAACAATGATGCGTTCGGCGAGGTCTGGTGTTTGCCGGTGTCGGATGGTGTCGGCTCTGCGGCGGCGACCGGTTCCATTGCCTTCTCCGCACCCCCTTCGGCGGCTGGCGTGATCGCACTATATATCGCCGGCACCGTGGTTAATGTGCCGGTGACGGCTGGTCAGGCAACGGCATCGATCGCTACGGCGGTGGCTGCGGCGATTAACGCGATCGCCATGATGCCGGTGACGGCGAGCGTGAACGCTAGCACGGTGACGCTGACGGCGGATAACAAGGGGCTGTGCGGTAACGAGATTGACATCCGGCTCAATTACTACGGCACCTCGGCGGGTGAAGCCACGCCAACCGGGCTGACGTACGCCATCACGGCGCTATCTGGCGGCGCGGTCAACCCGTCGCTGACTACCGCGCTGGGCAACTTGGGTAACACGACGTTTGACTTCATTGTGTCGCCCTATACGGATACGCCAACCCTGACGTCATTGCAGCAGTTCCTTAATGACCAGACTGGCCGTTGGTCCTGGATGCAGCAGCTCTATGGTCATGTGTTTTCCGCGTACGCGGGAACCTATGGCGGTTTGACCACGTTCGGCTCTGGCTTAAACGATCAGCATAAGTGCGTAATGGGTTTCTATGGCAGCCCCACGCCGAGTTGGTTGTGGGCCTCCGCAATTGCTGGGCAAGTGGCGGTCAGTGTACGCGCCGACCCGGGTGTTCCGGTGCAATATCTGCCGTTGGTTGGTGTCCTGGCGCCGCCGTTGGCTAACCAGTTAATTAAAAACCAACGCCAGGCGTTGCTGTTTGACGGCATCAGCACCTTCATTGTCGAGGCCGATGGCACGGTACAGATCGAAAACCTGATCACGACTTACCAAACCAATGCCGCCGGTGTTCCCGACAACAGTTATCTGGAAATCGAGACCATGTTCCAGCTGATGCTGGAGATCCGTGTGCTGGAGGCGGATTTTCTCAGCAAGTTCGGCCGCTGCAAGCTGACCAGTGATGAATCGAGACCGGCGCCGGGGTCTGGCTTGGTTGCGCCCAAGACGATCTGGAGCAACATCGTCGCGCTTTACCAGGAGCGGGAGCGGCTTGGATTTGTCCAGAACAGCGCCGAGTTTGCCAAGAAGCTGGTGGTACAACAAAACGCCACCAACCCGAATCGGTTGGACATTCTTTGGCCTGGCACACCGGTCAACCAGATGCGCACCTTCGCGACCCTGGTGCAGTTCCGCCTCGCCTGATCGTAAATCGAAAGCCGCCTTTGGGCGGCTTTTCCCATTCTGGAGGACAACAGCATGTCCGGTAATGCTATTGCAGGTAGCGTCGACCTCACCGTCAACGGGACTACCTATCTCATGGAGGGTGATTGCAAATGGTCGCCCAACTCCTGGAAAAAGGAGACGCAATCCGGTCTGGATCGCGTCCACGGTTACAAAAAGTCGCCGTGCGCGCCCTTTATCGAAGTCAGCATCCGTGATAGTGGCGGTCTGACTGTCGCTGACTTTGGCGATATGGATGGCGTCACCGTCACCCTGGTGCTGGCAAACGGTAAAACCGTGATTGGCTCCGGCATGTGGACCGTCACCCCGCAAGAAGTCGATTCCGCCGAAGGGAAGTTCACTGTCCGCTTCGAAGGTCCGACCGATTCAGTAACCGAAGTCACTGCGAGCTAAACATGGAACTTCAAGACACCAAGACGATTACCCTGCGTAAGCCCATCACCGTGGGCGAACAGACGGTCACCGAAATCACCTTGCGCGAGCCGACTGCCGAAGAAATCGGCCGCGCTCAAGACAAGGCGACGAATAACACCTTCGCCACCATCAATCTCGTCGCAATCGTCGGCGGGGTCTCGCGTGCGGTTGCCGGGAAGCTCTCGCAGCGCGATTTCATGGAGGCGGCGAATTACCTCGCACTTTTTACCGAGGACTCCCCACAAACTGGCGAAGCGTTGTTGCCGATCTAACCAAGTTCTACGGCTGGGGTCCAAAAGACGCTTGGGGAGAACCCGTCTCCCGGCTGATGTGGTGGTTTAAAGAAGCGCAGAGGATGACCAATGGCGAATAAGCTCGAAATCCTCATCACCGCCACCGATAAGGCGACCGCGGTGATGAACCGCGTCAACGATCGGGTCGACCGCATGACCAAGCCGTTCAATGCGCTTGGCAAGACGATGGGGGATTTTTCCAAAGCATCCGGGCTGAGTAATGTTGGCAAGGAATTGGGGAAGATCAAAACCGTTGCCGGTGATGTTGCTTCTAAAGTCGCGAGCATTCTCCCGCCGCTGGCGGCTGTCGCTGGCGTAGCCTCGGTGGCGGGGATTGCCAGCATGGCCAGCGCATGGGGTTCAGCCGGAGCCGAGATCGACCGGACTGCTGGCGTCATTGGTATTGGCACTGGTCGCTTGCAGGAACTCCGCGGCGCTGCGCGTCTTGCGGGGCTCTCTGCGGATGATATGACCGGCGGTCTTAAGACGCTGGGCGCGACGCTAGAAGATGCGGTGACAGGGCGCAATCAGACCGCAGCCGGTGTTATGGCGCAGTTCGGCATCCAGTTGCACCGGACGCGCGACGGCGCTGTCGATACCAGCCGCGCGTTTCTTGATGTCGCTTCCGCGATGAAGCGGCTGCATGGTAACGCCCAGGCTCAGCAGCGTTTCGCCTCGATCTTTGGTGTTGAATCGCTGCTGCCACTGCTGCAGAAAGGCGGGGCTGGCATTGAGGCTTACGCCACTCAATTCCGCCAACTCGGCGGCGTGATGGGGCCGGAGCAACTGGCGCAAGCGCAACACTACAACGAAGGGCTGATCAAACTCGATATCGCGTTCGATAAGATGAAATGGACTGTTGGCGCTGCACTGGTGCCGACGCTGCAGAAGCTGGTGGATTGGGTTGCCAAGATCGATTGGGACAAAACGACCCGCTCGATTGAACGTACGATCGACCGGGTGCAATCCATGGTGGAATGGCTGGGCGGATGGAAACAAGTATTGATTGATATTGCCGCCGTCATGGGCGTGCGCTTGATAGCCAGCATTGGTTTATCAATCATCAACATCGGTCTGATGGCCGCTGAATGGCGGGCCGTATCGCTCGCTGCGGCGGAAGCTCAGGCCGCGCAGTTGGCCGCAGCGGAGACGGGCGCGGCAGGCGTTGGCGTGGGCGCGGGCGCGGCAGGTGCTGCCGGCGCAGCTGGCGCGGCAGCCCCCTGGTTGCCGACGCAGGGTTACGCTGTTGCCGCTGGCGGCGCCGGGTTTGGCCTTTTGTCGCGTTT